AGTGCTGACAACTTCAGTCCGCTTTTAGTCTATTCCAATCCTTCCTTTGCAAGTAATCTCTTGACATGGAGTAACAAGGCGTGGTCTAGTACTGCGCCTAAACTTGAGAAAGCTGGCCTTGGTGTCGCTCTCGCTGAATTGCGAGACGTTCCAAGGATGTTGAAAACTACCTCTCGATTTTTCCATGATACATGGAAAAGTCTTGGTGGTAACTTTAAAACAAAAACCATGACACCTAAAGGTGCCGCGGATCACTTTCTCAACCACCAATTTGGGTGGCGGCCGTTTCTAAAGGACTTGGATGACATGTGTCAAACAATGTCCAACTCTGACACCATCATCAAGCGTTTGCAAGATGAAAATGGTCAGTGGATTCGGAACCGTGCTACTCTTGTTCTGGAGAAAACATCCACATTATTTGGTCAAGCGAATATAATGCCTGGATTTCTGTTTCCAAACACGAAATTCACTTATATCTTTGACCCGTGGATAGTCGGAACTCCTACCTACAATATTTATGATGATTACACGCATAGTGTAACATCTGTAGGTCAGTTCCGATATTATCGTCCAGAATTCGATAGGGCAAATGATACGGGCTATATGGCCCGTTTGAATGCTATTCAGCGTCAATTGACGATTTATGGCATTCGCATAACCCCTTCGAATGTTTACAAAGCTACTCCGTGGACGTGGGCAGCCGACTGGGTCTCTGACGCGGGAAAATATGTATCCCGTGTCAATGACATGTTGGTTGACAGCGTCGCCTGCAAGTACCTTTACATTACTGAACGCAAAGAGAGAACACGACGAATAGTTGTGTCTATTCCCTTTGTGAATCAGACTGTTTCTCTCTCATGGACTCTTAGAAATAAGACCATCCAGAGAGAGGAGGGTTCTAGTCCTTACGGTTTTGGTCTGTCTATGTCGAATTTATCGGCTAGACAATTGGCGATTGCTGGAGCTCTGGGTCTCACTAGATTTTTCTAGGTTATCCAGACCAGTAGTCATATCTCCATGTGGCCTAAGTACGGCCTCATAGCTTGGAATGCTATGGTGCTTCCACATGGTTAACGTCCAGTTAAAGTCTTTGGAGGTCAACCACATGTTTGCAGATCCACAATCTGTTACAGTCAATGCTGTAGCTCAATCAATGCCGCGAGTTCAAATAGATGGGCGGAAGGCGGTCTATCAGAAATCTGATGGAACGTTTACGCTCACTATCTCGCATCAAGCGGTGTCAGGTGACCGTGTAAGGTCAATGGCACGTATTGATCAAAAGGCAATCGTCCCGGATCCGTTGACTGCTGTCAACGACTACGAGACTTTGAGCTTTTACGTCGTGATCGATAGACCCTTAGTTGGGTTTTCATCGACTCAGACGGACCAGCTAATAACCGGTTTTAAAACCTGGTTAGACTCGACTTGCATCGGTAAGCTTTACGGTCAAGAGTCATAGGAGGTATTTATGAAACTTAATTCGTTTCTAAAATACCTTTCACTCGGTACTGTTATTTCTAGTACCGTGATCTCACTATTAAAGGAGATCGATTCGGAGAATGCTCTTGAGCAACATAAGTTGCTACAAGAATCGGCTTCTAGGATAAACACCCAGATAGCCAACCCTCCGCCTATAATCAAGATTGGTCAAGATGAACTTCATCTAGCCAATCCTGATGACTTTGATCAAATTGCTGACCGAAGGTAATACCAAGTCGGAACAGTTTGCCAATATGGATTTTGCGTATTGGGATGCAACCTATGTGGCTTGAAGTCACTCCACCTTATATAAGGAGGCTGACTTGAAAAGCAACGTAAGTGATTTCCTTGACCTCATGGAAGCGATCTATATAGATGCTACCATGAAGTGCTCCGCTGATGTTTCTGATTTACGAGATTTAGATACTATCAAATCTCGGGTCAATCACGAGGGATTATCCTTTTTAACGATAACCCTTCCCATGTTCTGTAGAGACCTCGAAAGAACTCTACATAATGGGCATGTTGACGCAACACTCTTTGCGCGGTGGAAAACCGCGAAGGGTGCGGTGATGCCCGCATTTTTGCAGGGGTTCACCCGTCATATGATTGACTTTGAAACCGGAAAGGTAATATGTCATGAAGTACCCCCATACGATGGAGGAATTTCAGACGATATTCCTACTATTCTTGATTCTGTGCGACAAATATGTCTCACATTCAAGAAGGTGGAGATCGGTTGTACTCCCGCGAGGGAGGCAGCCGCGTTTGAAAACTTCGTCACTATTGAGCAAACTCTCAGTTCTTTTCAGCTCCGAGATGAAGACGCAGATAAATTTCTTTCTGTTTCTTCTGTGCTCTGGCGCGATATGGTTGCTGATTTCTCAGTTGCCAATATTGTTCCAAAGCATGGACCCGGAGCTACTTCCGAGCGAGTTTCAGGTAATTCGAAATATCGCTGGAAGTATTGGCATGACAGACTCGAGCCTTACTTCCCTCTCGTGGGTTCCGCTTACCCTTTGGGTATATCGGAACAACTTGAGGAGCTCGAAACA